AGCACTTACATGCTTTAGGCAGAGGATTCACTGCGTGTGAGTGTTTGCGCACCTCCTTTCGGCATGGCGGCAACCGGCTGTCGTTATGGTGCTGGCAGGACTGTATTTGAGAGGTGAACTTATGCCTATATATAAACGATGCAGTCGGTGCGGGAAAAGAATCCAGTCCGGCAGCAGATGTCCATGTCAGAAAGAAAGACACAGAGAGTATGACAGATACAGCAGGGATAATAAGAGTAAGAAATTTTACGATAGTGTAGAATGGCAACGAAGCAGAGAGAATGTATTGGAGTTGGATCAATACATAGATGTTTATATGTATATGACAGAAGGTGTGATGATACGAGCTGATACGGTTCATCATATAATTCCATTAAGGGATGACTGGAATAAAAGAAATGATCCAGATAATCTTATGAGCTTGAATCATGATACACATAGCAAAATAGAGCAACTATATAAAGCAGATAAAGAGAAAATGCAGATAGAATTACAGGAAATGCTGACTGAATACCGTAAATTAGTAAGACAGGGGGGAGTGTAAAAGTTTGGAGCAGTCGCTCCAGACCGCACTGCCCCTTTTCTTCACACAAATTTCTAAATACTTAAAAAAAGTTGGCAGAAAGGAGGAATGAGAGTGGGAAGACCGAGAAAACCATTGGAAATGCAGAGAGGAAACCTCACTGTGATAAGCATGGAACGCAGAAAAAATGAAGAAAAAAAAGTAAAAACCGGATCGAGCCAGCTCAGCAGACCTCCGGATTGGCTAATCGATGAAGTGGCAGTGAAAGAATGGAAAAGAATCGTAAAAGAACTGAAAAAAATAAATCTTATTGGAAATCTGGATAGAAATAACCTGGGCGGCTACTGTAATGCTTTCGCAAATTATGTAAAAGCTACAAATATTTTAAGAGATCAGACATTTTACATAGATCGCGAGACACGTAATGGAGTGATTGTGGTAAAGAATCCTATGGTAGATATCCAGAAAGGATATGCTGAGGAAATGAGAAGATTTGCTTCATTATGTGGCTTAACTATAGATGCAAGGCTGAAGGCAGCAGCTATAAAGACAGATAAAACACAAGAAGATATTACAAAGAAGTTTGGTAATATATGACGATTAAAGAGGAATTACAGGAATATGCCAGGCAGTGCCTTAGCGGCGTAATAATATCCGGAAAGAAACATAAGTGGGCCTGCAGGAGATTTTTAGAGGACTGCAAAAAAGAAGAGGCAGCTTTAAGCTTGAAGGAGCCGTGGCCTTACATTTGGAATGAAGAAGAAGCAAATGGAATTGTTGAATGGTTCAGCCTGCTCAGACATTCAAAAGGAGATCTTGCGGGACAGCCGATTGTCTTAACGGTATGGCAGAAATTCAATTTGTGCCAATTGTATGGTTGGAGAGAAAGAGCAACTGGATATAAAAGATTCCGACAATCGTTTATAGAGGTTGGAAGAAAAAATGCAAAGTCACAAATGGAAGCAGGAGTAGCTTTATATGAAATATCTGTCTGGTCTACTCGAAATCAGGAAAATTACGAATATTATACAGCAGGTACTAAGCGCGATCAGTCAAAAATCATATTGAATGAAGCAAAATTAATGCTGAATAATTCACCGTTAAAGACTAAATTCAAGCTCACACGTGATGCAGTCTTTCATAGAAAAACAGGCAGTTTTATCAAAGCTCTGTCGAAGGAAGACGGACAGAATGGTGATGGTACTAATCCGGCCGGGTTGATCTTGGACGAATATCATCAGCATAAAACAACTGAATTCTATGATCTAGGACTTGGCTCTAATACAAAAGAGCCGTTACTGATGATCATTACGACAGCCGGAATGGATCTGACCTATCCCTGCTACACACAGGAGTATACATATTGTTCAAAGATACTTAATCCGGATATAGATATTGATAATGATAAATATCTGGTTGATATTTGTGAAGTTGATCCGGAGGATTATAAAGAGAATCTTGAAAATCTGGAAGATGAGAGATTGTGGGAAAAAGCAAATCCGATAAGGATGAGTTACGAAAATGGTAGAGAAAAGATCAGGGATGCGTGGAAGGTTGCAAAAAGTATTCCTGAGAAGATGACTGCATTTCTGACAAAGATGCTCAATATCTGGGTACAGGCAAAAGAAAACGGCTACATGGACATGGCAAAGTGGAATGCCTGTGAAGTTTGTGAGATTCCGATTGACACAAAAGGGATGGATGTATATGTCGGATTTGATATGTCGGCAAAGATTGACTTAACTTCAGTAGCATTTGTTATCCCATTTAAGAGTGAAGAACTGGATGAAAATGATGAACCGATTGTAAAATATATTGTATATTCGCATTCGTTTATACCGAACAGAGAAAAACTTTGTGAAAGGAAGGCAAAAGATAAAGTAGACTATGATGCATGGGAGAGACAGGGATTCCTGACGGTCACGGAGACACCGATTGTTAATCAGGATGCTGTAATGAAATATGTTTTGAAGGTATGTAGAGAAAATGAATGGAAGATACATACACTATGTTTTGATCCAGCGAATGCAAGCAAATTGATGATGGATTTGTCTGATCAGGGATACGTTGTAGAAGAAGTATATCAAAGTCATAAATCACTGAATGAATCTACACAGGGATTCAGAGAACAGGTATATTCAAGAAATATCTTGTATACGCATAATCCACTTCTGAATTTTGCAATGAGCAATGCGGTTATCAGAAAAAATAATGGATTGATCAAGATTGATAAAGATGCCACAACAAAGCGAATCGATCCCGTTGATGCTGTTTTGTGTGCATACAAACTCGCTATGTATCATGAGTTTTACCCTTCTGTATTGAAGGGAATAGATGAATTTTTGGAGAGTGACTGGTAATGAATATTGCGAAAAGGATAAAAAATGCAATACAGGCATTAAAAGGACAAACTGTAGAACTGAATGATAAAGAACTTTTAGAGTGGCTTGGAATATCTACGACAAATTATAAAGCAGTATCAGAAGTAACATATTATACGTGTCTGAAATTACTTGCGGAAACATTGGGGAAAATGCCACTTAAATATTATCAACAGACAGAAAGAGGACGGATCCGTGCTGATCCTACAACTGCCGGGATACTCATGAGTGTACGTCCAAATCCATATATGACACCAACGACTATGTGGACCACAGTTGAACAGAATTGTCAGCACTATGGAAATGGCTATATCTGGATAAGAGGAAAGTTCCTGCCGGCTAGATATGGTGGTCAATATCAGATTATGGATATGTGGCCAATGCAGAGTAACTATGTAACTCCAATCATGGATGATGTTGGTATCTGGGGCGGAGAAGGAAAACTTTATTATCGATATAGTGATCCAAGAACAGGAAAACAGTATCTGTTTAAGGATAGTGAAGTGATGCATTTTAAAACCTGGTACAGCCTGGATGGATTCATGGGAGAGTCCGTGAGAAGTATATTGTCTCATACGGTCGATGGAGCAAATGCCAGCCAGAGATATATGAATCAATTGTACGAAAACGGGCTTACAGCAAGAATGGCCATGCAATACACCGGAGATCTAAGCGATGAGAAAGTGAAAAAATTACAGAAAAAGTTCGCCGATGGTTTGTCAGGACCTCAGAATGCAGGAAAAATCGTGCCGGTTCCCATAGGATTGACATTGACTCCATTGAATGTAAGCCTGGCAGATGCTCAGTTTTTCGAATTGAGAAAATACAGCGCTTTACAGATTGCCGGTGCGTTTGGAATTAAGCCAAACCAGATTAATAATTATGAAAAGTCCAGTTATTCAAATAGTGAGACACAGCAGCTGGCTTTTTTAGTAGAAACCATGTCATACAGAATCAAAATGTATGAGGAAGAAATCAATGGAAAAGTCTTAATGCCGGATGAGATTGCTGATCAAAAGTTTTACAAATTCAATGAACGGTCAATCTTAAGAACTGACAGTAAGACTCAGATGGAAAATCTTTCAAAAGCTGTAAATAATGGAATATACATGCCAAATGAAGCTAGAGAATATCTCGATATGCCGGCAGCTGATGGTGGAGATGTATTGATGGTCAATGGAAATTATATTCCTATAACACAAGTTGGAGCCCAGTATACTAAAGGAGGTGAAGGAAATGCTGACGATTAATATCAAAGGAGACATTATCAGCAATGATGATAAATGGATTTACGACTGGTTTGAAATGGATGCGACATGTCCTCGCGATGTGACGGATATTTTAAACAGCGCTGCAGTAGATGAGGAAATCGAAGTACTTGTGAATTCTGGTGGTGGATCTGTTATGGCCGGTCAGGAAATATATAGTGCCCTTAAACAGAAGAAAAATGTCGTGATCAAAATTCAGAGTATGGCCGGAAGTGCGGCTGGTGTCATAGCAATGGCTGGAAAGTGTCAGATGAGTCCTGTGGCAATGATCATGATACATAATGTATCTATGTCAGGAGCTTCTGGTGATTATCATGATATGCAGAAAAATGCAGAGATTCTGAAGCAGATGAATTCAGCTTTGGCAGCTGCTTATACAGAAAAATCTGGACGTTCTTTAGATGAGATACTTAAGCTCATGGACAGAGAAACATGGCTTACTGCAAACCAGTGCCTTGATTATGGATTTGTGGATGAGATTATGTCAGAACAGCATAATCAGCAGTATACAAACAGTTATAATGGTATGTGGCTGACTGATGAATTGAGGCAGCAGGCAATCGAAGAAAAAAGAAATGTAGAAAACAAGAAAAAAGAAGCGAGAGAGTTAATTGAGGATTTAGACATGTATGGAGTCTGAATCCTTTATTTTATTCAAAAGGAGAGCAAAAAAATGAACAAAAAATTATTAGAGTTACTGGATAAGATCAATAATAAGAAAGTCGAAGTAAGAAGTCTGGTTGATCAGGGGAAGATCGAGGAAGCGAAAGCAGCTAAGAATGAACTCAAAAAACTGCAGGATGAATTTGACATTCTGAAAGACATTGATGATACAGCAGTGACGAATCTTGAAAATAACACAAACAAAGGCGTGAATCTTAATCAGAAAAAAGATTCAGTAAAAGAGTTTGCTGATGCTGCCAGAAAAGGATTCAGAAATTCTATGAACGAAGGTACTGCAGCTGACGGTGGCTATACAGTTCCGGAAGATATTCAGACAAGAATCAATGAACGCAGGGCAGCGAAGTTTTCACTGGTTGATCTGGTCGATGTGGAAGTAGTAACTACAAATAAAGGATCAAGAACTTATAAAAAGCGAGCTCAGCAGACTGGATTTACAAAAGTGGGAGAAGGTGCGAAGATTCCAGCCGGAAATACTCCACAGTTTGAACGTGTGGGATACGAAATTGAAAAATATACAGGATATTATCCGGTTACTAATGAGTTACTGGAAGATTCTGACGCCAATATTGCAGATGCTCTTATTATCTGGATCGGTGATGAATCACGTGTTACCAGAAATAGGATTATTCGAGATGTAATCAAAGAAAAAGAAGAAACAGCAATCGCATCGCTGGATGATATAAAGAAAATTCTGAATGTAACTCTTGGACAGGCATTTAAACCAACATCAAAAGTTATTACGAATGATGATGGTCTTCAGTGGCTGGATACGTTGAAAAACGATAAGGGTGAATACCTTCTGCAACCATCTCCATCAAACCCTATGGATTCGGTACTTTGCGCCGGCGCAACCAGAGTTCCTGTAAAGGTAATCCCGAATGGAGATATGCCATCTGATACAGCGACTAAAGGAAACAGAAAGATTCCAATGATCATTGGCGATCTGAAAGAGGGAATTAAATTCTGGGACAGAAAGAAAACTACATTAACTACTTCAAATACAGCAGTAGCAGGTACTTTAAATGCATTTGAAGAAGATCTGACAATTTTCCGTGCAATTGAAAGAGAAGACTGCAAGACTAAAGATGATGCTGCATTTGTAAATGGTGTTCTGACCATTACAGAAGCAACTGAATGATGGAAATGGAGCATGCCGGAAAATATGCCGGCATGCCTTGAAAAGGTGATTAAATGCTGGAAAAAATAAAAAGCCGATGTGGAATACCAGGGGACATAGATATCTATGACACAGATATTCAATTATATATAAATGACTGTATAGCAGATATGAAAGCTTCAGGAGTACCGGAGAAATTACTGGATATGAATGGCATAGATCCGCAGGTAACAACAGCTGTGACACTATATGTAAAAGCATATCTGGGAGATGACCGATCAGATACAGAAATATATTTAAAGCTTTACAGACAGAAGGTATTTCGGTTGACTATGGAGGACGAATAATGTGGAACAAAAGCATTTCGTTACCGATAAAACGTACTGCGAATGAAGATTCAGAAGGTTTTGAGAACGAAGAATGGGGATATATGACTGGTATCAGGGCAAGTTTCAAGGATGCAACCAGGCAGGATAAGATTTTAGCTCAGCAGGTTGGATACAATGCCAGTATGATTGTGGAAATCGCAGCTTGTGTATATAATAATGCCCCATTTCTAATCGATGAATCGACCAGTCAGATATATGACATCAAACAGACGTTTAAACCGGAAAAATCCCGTATGATATTACTCACGGTGGAGAAGAGAGAGAATGGCAGATTTTAATATGCAGGGGATTGATGACCTTATGTCGGCCCTGAATACACTGGATACTGACCGGATTGCACCAACTATGTTGGAAGAAGTCGTTCCCATCCTGGAAGAGAATGTAAAAAAAAGGACTGCAGCACATAAGGCTACAGGAGCCCTTGCTGAATCAATGAAAGCTTCGAAAGCGAAGCAGACGAAAGAAGGGTACAGCATTTCTGTTCGGCCAACAGGAAAAGACAATAAAGGTGTCAGCAATATGGAAAAAGCATGTTATCTGGAATATGGAACATCAAAACAAACAGCAACACCTGTAATCAGTCCGGCAGTGAGAGAAAGTGAGGAAGCTGTGGCAGAAAAAATGCAGGAAGTATTTGAAAGAGAGATGAAGAAACTTGGAGACTTCTGAAAAAATCGTTGCGGCAATAAGACCATTTGGAGTTCCATGTGTACCAGATCTGTATAGAGGTGGAGCTAAACGTTTTGTGACATATAATTTTGCTGATGATTATGGAACTGATTTTGCTGATGACCAACCGGAAACAGTAGTAAACAGTATGCAGATACATTTTTTTATGCCAGCAAATGAATCTTATATAAGCTGGAAGAAAAAAATCCGCAAAGCTTTGTTTGATGCTGGCTTCACATTTCCGGAAGTTATCATACAGACAGAAGATGAGAATACTATCAGACATATGATTTTTGAATGTAGCATTGAAGAATAAAGGAGAGATGAATTATGGCATATATTGGATTAAGAAAACCGATCATAGCACAGAGAACAGGAGCTGGAAAGTACAGCACACCATTTGTATTAGGTAAAGCGATTTCCTTAAATGTAACGCCTAACTACGCTGAAGGAAGTTTAAATGCAGATGATGGTCAGGCTGAATATGACAAGGAATTTAACTATGCAGATGTTACCCTTGGAACGAGTACGCTTCCTATTGAAGCACATGAAAAAATGTTTGGACATACAGTGAGTACTGAAGGCAAAGAAGTAACAATGAATGCAAATGATGAAAGCAGCTATGTGGGTACAGGATGGGTAACCGTTGAAAAGATTGATGGGGTACGTTTCTTTACAGCGAATGTTCTTGTAAAGGTAAAATACAGCGAACCATCTGAGGAATATTCTACAAAAGGAGATTCTATTGAGTATAAGACTCCATCAATTTCAGGCCGCGCATTAAAGGAAGATGATGGTACATGGAAAAAGGTCAAGCAGTTTGATACAGAGAAAGAAGCACTTGACTATATTTATAAATTCTTTGGTGTAACTAATCCGCAGGAAACTGTCTGAAAAGAAAATACAGAGGGCTGGTAGGAATGCCAGCCCTGGAAAGGAACGAATATGCTTGGAATAGATTTAGCCTATATTGAACTGTCCGGAGTGAAACTGCCGATCAGATGTGATATGTTAGTTCTCGAAAAGATTCAGGAAGATTATGGAGATATCTCAGAATTTGAAAATAAGTTGATTGGCTTTGAACCGATCTATAATGAGGATGGAAGTGCAAAAACAAATGAAAATGGCAAGAGTATTGGAAAATCGACACTGCCAGATATTAAGACCGTACATTATGGACTGTGGGAATTTATAAAAGAAGGAATTGAATGCAGCGCACAGGAAACAAAGTACTCTGAAAAAGATCTGATCCGGATGGTGGATATCAGTATTGGAGAACTAAGTGATTTGTTACACGAAGAGTTTATGAGATGCTTTAAAAGAAAAAACCAGAACCCCACGCAGAAGGAGACGAAGGAGAAAACACCATAAATTTTGCGTGGGTTATTCTCATTGGCCATGAAATAGGCTATACAGAAAATGAAATATCAAAAATGTATTTTGGAAAATGGTGTGATATGTTTGCTGAATATCGTAATTTCTATAATTTCAAGACCAAAAGGTGTCTTTTTGAAGAGAAAAAGGAAGTTTCACTTATGGACTTGTAAGACTACAAGGAGTATAATATAAGCAACAAGAAAAGTTTCGTATAATAAAAAGGGTGACTCTTTATGAATGGAAAGCAAAAAGCAATACGATGGATGAAATATCATGCGGGAAGTACGATTGTACTTGCTTTATTTGTATTTGTTGCATGCCTTGGAGGTTTTGATATGCAACCGGCATTGCTTATATTATCATTTGCAATAGCAGCAGTCCTGCTATTTTCTATAGAATATCTTTTTTGGAAAGCTGTGATATGGATCATGGGAGCGAGGTTTGTTGCAAATCTGTTAAATGATCCGTGGATTATAAAAAAATAAGATCTGCTTACTGTGTGATGGTAAGCAGATTTTTTATTGCTAAAATAGGAGACTGAGCATGGCAAAGCAGAGAAAAATAGGTGCAATTATTGCGCTGGATGGAGAGAGAGAATTTAAGACAGCGGTAACATCGTGCAATAAATCACTGGCAACAATGAAATCAGAAATGAAACTGGTCAGTGCTCAGACGACAGGAAGTGCGAATACACTTGAAGCGTTAAGAAAAAAGCATGATGTTTTACAGCGTACTTTAAATGAACAGGCAAAAAAAGAAGAAGCTGTAAGAAAAGGTCTGGAACATGCACAGGAAGATTATAACCGGGTAGGCTCTGAACTGGAACAGTATAAAACCAAACTGTCAAAAGCCCAGGAAACATTAAAGAAAATGGAAGAATCACAGGATACAACGAAGGAGGCTATGGCCGAACAGCAGAAGGTTGTATCAGAGTTATCTACCACTGTGGAGAAGGGCGAAGTTAGTTATCAGAAAGCAGAAAGCCGTGTACAGGACTGGAAGAAGAGTCTGAATAATGCTGAAGCACAGACAATCACTGCAACAAGAGCATTGAGTGAAAACAGTGCGTATATGCAGGAAGCTGAAAAGTCCGCTGATGGGTGCGCAACATCAATCGATGCATTCGGAAAACAAGTCAATGTGGCAGCAGAAGCAACCGATAATCTGAATACTTCAGTCAATAAGATTTTTGTCACGGAAAAGATTGGCGAGATTGCAGACAATATTTCCGGAAAGATGCGTGATCTGGCTTCCAGTGCATATGATGCGGCGAAGGAATTGGATGAAGGCTATGACACCATTGTCACCAAGACCGGTGCAACAGGAAAAGCATTAGATAGTCTTCAGGAAAGTGCAAATAATGTTTTCGGGGACATGCCTGCAGATATGCAGGATGTCGGAACAGCAATCGGAGAAGTAAATACACGTTTTGGACAAACCGGAAAAGTTCTGGAGGACACATCAAAACAGTTCATGAAATTTGCTGAAATCAATGATACGGATCTTAATGAATCTATCGATGTATCTGACAGAATTATGGAACAGTTTGGAATCACTACAGAACAGACTAGCGGATTTCTTGGATTATTGACACAGAGAGGACAGGAAACCGGAAAAAGCGTGACTGAGCTGATGTCGCAGATGGATTCTAATGCGGCATTGTTTAAAGAGTTAGACCTTAGCGTGGAAGAATCAGCCAATTTACTTGCAATATTTGAGACAAATGGTGTTGATGCTGGAGTTGCATTAAAAGGACTGAAAACAGCTACAAATAATTATGCAAAAGAAGGGCTGAGTGCAAGGCAGGGACTTGAAAAGACAATTGACAGGATTAAAAAAGCGAAGACTAGCACAGAAGCTCTTGCATTGGCGCAGGATACTTTTGGAAGCAAAGGCGCTCAGGTTATGGCTGACGGAATCAGAGAGGGCAGAATCAGCCTGGATGATTTGTCAGATTCTATGGATAACTACAAAAATGTAGTAGAGGATACATTTGAAACTACATTGGATCCATGGGATAAAGCAACTGTAGCAGCAAATAATCTGAAGACTGCAGGTTCAGAATTAGTAGGAGAGTTTTTTGAAGTGTTAGCACCAGCGATTGATTCTGCTACTGATACAGTAAAAAAGATTTCGAAGGAGTTTCGGGAACTACCAGAACCAGTAAAAGAAGTTACAGCAGTTGTTGGCGCAGTAGGAGCTGCGGCAGGAATCGCCGGACCACAGATCCTAAAGGTATATAGTGCGGTAAAAACACTAAAGACTGCATCAGAAGCAGGAAAAGCAATTGAGACATTAACGACTGCTCAAACAGCAATGACTGTAGCAACGGAAGGTGCAACTGTTGCCCAGAGCGGCTTCAATCTTGCAATGCTGGCAAATCCGGCCACGCTCGTTGTAGGGGGAATTGTTGCCCTTACAACTGCACTGGTTGTTTTCTCAAAAAATACTGAGATAGCAAAAGATTCCACGCATGAATTGGCAGATGCAGCGGATGATGTCAATGAAAGTGCAGGCAAAGCAGCGAAAGCTCTGAATAAGGCTACCGATGGTATCAAAGATGCAGTATCAGGAAATGCTGCCAGTGAAGCTACAGCATATAAGTTGGTTGATGAACTGGATGCACTGACAAGCAAAACCAAATTAACAACTGCTGAGCAAAATAGAATGAAAACAGTAGTTGGAGAATTGAATACAATGTTTCCGGACATGGGACTAGAGATTGACTCTGTAACCGGAAAACTTAGTATGGGTTCCGAAGAAATGAAGAACTATATACAAAATTCTCTTGAGATGGCTAAGATTGAGGCTGTTCAGAAAGCAGTCAAAGAGACAACAGAAAAACTTGTTGATGCTGAAATTGAACAGACAAAATCAGAACAGCAGCTCCAGAAGACAGCAGATGCACTGAATGAGATCCAGAAAAAAAGAGAAGAAGCTGAACAGGCTGTACTTGATAAGCAAAAGGAAAGAGAAGAAGCCCAGAGAAAACTCAATGATGCAGAATATGCGGGAACTGAGACAGCAGATGAACTTCTGGCCAAGATTTATGATACATCAGAAGCCCAGATTGAATATAACGGTGCATTGATGACTGTATCAGATGCCTGTATGAAAATGGCAGAAGACGAACAGGTTCTCACTGAGAAAAAAGGAGAACAGGAAGAAGCTCAGAAAAAAATAAATGATTCTGTCAATGATGCACAGGAAGAAATCAATACATATACAGAATATATTGAGAGTAATACTGTGGCTGCAGAAAATAACACTGATGCGACCGATGCCAATACAGATGCGGTTAATACCAATACAGAGGCTGTGGAACAGCAACAGGCGGCAGCCAGTTTGAGCATAGAGACTGCAGGACAACAGCTTGAGGCATTCAACAGCCTTTCACAGGCACAACAGACATTGGCAACTGATGTGACGAATGCAGTTCTGACAATGCAGGAAAGCGTGCAGAATAGCCTTGACTCTCAGATGAATATGTTTGAAGAGTTTAATGCCGGTACAGAAATATCCAAAGACACTTTATTATCAAATATGCAGAGCCAGATTGATGGTGTAAGGAATTGGGAACAGAACCTAACTGAACTTGCTGAAAAAGGTGTCGACGAGGGATTACTGCAGAAGCTGGCCGACATGGGACCTGAAGGCTCAACATATGTGCAGGCATTCAATTCTATGACCACGGACGAGTTGGCGAAGGCAAATGATTTATGGAAACAAAGCGTAGATATTAAATCAATGAGTGAGCAGTGGGGGCAGGACCTGACACAGGCTGTAGGAGAATTGGCAGCAGGAGGAGAAAATGCATGGCAGGAACTCGGACAGTCTATGAACATGCAAGCCAACGAGAGTGGTAAATATACCGTGCAAGGTTTGGTTGAGGGAATGCAAGAGGCTCAGAAACAGGCGACAGAAGAGGGCAAAGATCTTGGAATCAAGACGATTGACAGTATAAATAAAGCATCTGGAGTAGCTTCACCATCTAAAAAGACGAGGCAGTCAGGCAGATATATTGTATCCGGGTTGACACTTGGAATAAAAGATTCTAAAAGTACGGCAGTTAATATGGCGGTGGAACTTGGAAATGATACTGTTAAAGCAATTTATAATGCATTACAGCGGGGAAACCCACGCGTAAAGACGATTGCAGCGGCGATTGGAACAAATGCAACAAGATCCATGACAAAGTCAGTTGATACCAATGCAATATACAATATGGGGTTAAATATGGCATATGGTCTGGCAAATGGAATCACAGCAGGAAGGTCCAGCGTAATAAATGCAGTAGCGAATATGTGTGCATCGGCTGTTAATGAGGCAAGAAGCCGGCTGGATATACACAGTCCATCAAAGGTATTTGAAAAGATTGGGTCCTATACTGCAGAGGGTTTTGGAATAGGATACGAAAATAAAATGGAGGATGTCAATGGAATCATTCGTGAAAGCATGAGCTATCCAGATAATCTCCAAAGACAGACACAAACCAGGAATACTGCAGTTCCGGAAAAAACTATGGATGCTTTAATGGAATATTTGCCATATCTGCAGATAATTGCAGAAAAGAAATATATGGCTTATGTTGATCAGAATCAGGCAGCGGATGCACTTGGAGAGAAAATATCCAATAATACTGCTTTGAGAACAAGGAGGATGAGATGAAAGTCAATGGTATCGATATAAGCATATTTTCAGCAAAACAGTTGAGATATGAAATAGAACATAGAGAAGTTAATTCTCAAAGTGAGTGGCCAGCAGCACTTGAAACACCTGTTATGGAAAAGAGCACAAAAGGATTTAAGACAATAACCGTGGCTGTTGCAGTATATGGCAAAGGAAAGGAAGATGTTATACATAATCGAAGTGATCTACTGGCAATCATGTATGAAAAGCTGGAACTGGAACTTGACGGATATTCGAATCGTTTTGAATGCGTACTGGATAAAATAACAGTGAAAGAGGCTATTAAACGTAAATGTCACGAGGTGACGCTGAATTTTATAGGATATGAATTTGGCAAAGAGATATCAATAAATATGACAAATACAATAAAGTCTATAACCGTAAAAGGAAATGACGAGGCGCCTTGCATCGTGGAAATCGCGCCATCAGTAGATCTGGGATCCGTGGAAATTACTGGAGCAGCTTATAATCGTATATCCGGAGAAAAGGAGACGATTACGATCAGGAATCTTAAAGCCGGAAAAACGGTTATCATTAATGGTGAGGATTGTACAGTACTGCAGGAAGGATTGAATAAATTTGCCGATGCAGATATGTGGGAATTCCCGGTACTGAAACCAGGCACAAATACAATAAGCTGTTCGAGTGACAAATGCGCAGTTACACTGAAATATAAACCAAGATATGTATAGGAGAACGACATGAAATTAAAAAATGAAACGATCAAAGAAATTCAGAAGGCGCTGACTATTGCCGGAAATAAAGAAATTAATGACTGGCAGCTTGCTTTTAAAATAGCAAACAATAATTACAAATTAATGCGGGCAGCAGAACCGGTTGTCAAAGTAGAGAACGACATTTTGAAAAAATACGGAGAAAAAGATAAGAACGGTGAACTTATCACGAGCAGTGATGGAAGAGTGAAGATCCTTGATACAAAACAATATGGGCGGGATATAAAGACACTCATGGAGACAGAAAATGATGTTGAAGTAGAACATTTCAGTAAGAACGAAGTTTCCAAGATGCATATCACGCCAAATCAGATCGTGTTGTTGATGCCGATTATTGAATAACAAATGACTCAGAAGGGATTTTGTATTGTATGCTGAGAATATTGGATAAAAACAAAGTCCCGGTAAAGGGACTGAAAAAATATACGGATTTATGTATTGAGAGTGCTCTGGAATTGGATGACAGAACACTCTCTTTTTCTGCACCTTACAGAAATATAAGAAATGCAATAGTAAACGAAGGATATATTGAGACTAAGGATGACCGTTATGTTGTAAAAGAGATTGAAAAGAATTCCGGAGGCACAGCCAAGATCCTGGCACAGTTGGATCTGGAATCACTGGAGGGCAAAGCTTTTCGCGAGTTCCGATCAGAAGAGCAGACTATCAGAAATGCCCTGCAGCTTGCATTTGCGGGAACCGGATGGACAATTGGAATATGCAAAGTAAGCAAGAAAAGAACGTTATCAATGTCCAACGTTTCTGCACTGGACGTATTGAAACAGGCACTTAAAACATACAGGTGTGAGATTACGATCAATTCAAAGGACCAGATAGTTAATGTATATACTTCGGTTGGTGAAGACAAAGGATGTTACTTTTCGAACCAGCTGAATCTTACACAACTTACTGTACAGTCAACTTCATATGATTTTTATACAGAGATAGAGCCATATGGCAAAGACGGATTAACGATTGAGACGGTGAATGATGGCAAGACATACTTGGAAAACCATCAATACAGCTCAAAAGTCAAAAGGTGTATCTGGAAAGACGAAAGATATACAGTTCCGGAATCATTAAAAGAGGATGCAGAGGCAAAGCTTAAAGACATGAGCAAGCCTTATACGTCATACTCGGCCAATGTGATAGACCTGGCAAAGCATTCTGAAAAATACAGCATTCTCGAATATGGCATAGGCGACACGGTGACATTACTCGACGATTTCACTGACACCAGAGAAGAACAGCGTATTGTAAGGATGAAGACCTATCCGGATGCACCGGAAAAGAACAGCTGTACACTGGCGAATAAAGTCCTGACGTTTGATGAGCTTGCACAGAAATATGAAGATACTGCAAATACTGTTGACAACATCACGAACGATAATGGCCAGATTGATGGTGATACGATTGATGGAATCTATAGCAGGCAGGTTATTGATCTGGAAGATGGAATCGTCAATTCTGTGTACATACAGGAACTCAATACGAAATATGTACAGGTTTCCGGAAAACTGACTGCAGTTGAAGGTGAGTTTGGAACGCTTAAAGCAAATGTTGCAGAATTTGAAGAGACCTACACCAAAAGACTTACGGCAGCAGAAGCTGATATTGGCAAATTACGAACCACAGATTTATCAGCAGTGAACGGCAAGATTGAAGTCCTTGATTCCAATTATGCCAACATAAGGAACCTTCTTTCCGGAGATGCCGGCATCGGTGACCTGCAGAATATTCATCTTACTTCCGACAATGCAGTGATCGATACGGCTCTGATCAGAACAGCAGTTATGCAGTCCGTTACCATTGGAGATCTTCTGGCTGGTACAATCAGCACCAACAAATTCAAGATCATGTCAGACGATGGAGGCATCCAGATATCTGGAGCAACCCAGCAGTGGAAAGATGCCAATGGAGTAGTCCGGATGCAGGCTGGCAGGGATGCCAAAGGGGATTTTACCTTTGCACTTTTTGATGAGACTGGCAAAGGAACTCTGATCGATTCCACTGGTGTGAAGCCAGGAGCGATTGCTGATGGACTTATTGTGAATGAGATGGTTTCTGACACAGCCAACATTGCCGCTTCCAAGCTGGATATAGACAGCCTGTTCACAGCAATCAATGATAGTACTCAGATCATCAAGAGTAACCGTATCTGGCTGGATGATTCCGGACAGAGCCTGAACCAGGCTTACACCAAGATGACCAAGAACATCACCGAGATTGAATCCACGGCAAGCTCTGCATCAGACAGTGCATCTGCGGCGGCAGACGCAGCCAAGAAAGCACTGGAAACCTTATCCGGAATCTCAACGTTGGACGCAATGTCAGCATCACTAAATAATGATGCTCATGTGGTCCACACCTACACGGATGGTACCGGTGGGGATTACAGTTCCTGTTATACAGTCTTCTCAGTGTTCTTGGGCGATACAGACGTATCTGATCATATCGATGAGATCAAGGCTGTAGCATCAGCTGGGATTACAGGCATATGGAATCCACAGTTGCGGAAGTACCAGGTAACTGCCATGTCTACGGATAGCGGATATGTAGATATATCGGCACTGTATGGCTTGGAAGGAAAGGTGCTGTTGGTTGGTGGGAAGGGACTTGTGATCGGTGGCAAGACGATGATTGTAAAGTCCATGGGTTCCTGGATTACAAAGCGTTTCTCAGTGAGCAAGGCGAAAGACGGCAAAATTGGTCTGAGTTATGATCTTCGGGTTAGCACCCAGATTATCCGGAAGCAAAAAGATGACAAAACACTGAAACCGGCAAATGTAACGTTCTCAGCTTATAAGAATGACAATGGATCCGTGAGCAGCTATTCCGGAAAATTCCAAATCGAAGAATCAAAGGATTCCGGAAAGACCTATGAGATCAAGTATGGCTCCTCATCCGCTGAACTGTTGACAGTATACACACCATCATCTCCGGATGTGCAGATCATCCGGTGTTCCCTGTACGATTCTTCTGGAGTGCAGCTCTTGGACACTCAGACTGCATCAATCATATCAGATGCTGCAGGACTTGCACAGGACATTGCGGCGGTGGACCAAAAAGCCCAGGAAGCAAAAGAAGCGATTCAGACTACTTCACAGGAAGTAACTGAGATCAAGAGTGGCATGGAAGGCTTTGAGACGAAATTATCCAAGACCACAACAGACCTGCAGGGAGTGACCGATGGAACGCTCCTGTACAACACCAAGTGCCAGGATAATGGAGACGGAACAACGACTGTATCAGCGGCATTGTACAAAGCCGGCAGAGAAGTCACGAAGGAATATCCGGCAGCATGGTTCTCCTGGAGCAGGAGGACAGAGCAGGGAGAAGCATTCCTTCAGTATGGATATTCAGTAACAGTAAACAATGATGATTATATGTTCGGTGGAGTTGTAATCGGACAGTTTATCAGATATGTGCAGATGGCTCTTACAGTAGGAGATAAGCTTCTCGTGATTGGAAACAAAGCCATGTGCGTAAATGTAGATGCGTAAGGTGTCCGAATCGGACACCAGAAAGGAGAAAAAATATGGCATTACCACAGGACGGTCAGAACGCGAATGGACTGACCAAAGTAACAGAGATTCCAAAAGGAAAAGAACTGATTTTTATTGACCCGACCACGAATGAAGGCGGGATTATCACCCTTGAGGACCTGACAACTCAGATCCTCAAAAATTTGACATCCCAGACCTTCGCACTGGATCAGGGAAATATGACACTTTTGGCGGCTTTAAACCAATTAAATAGTAAGGCTCTAAGAGCCATAAACAATGAGGTTAATGATTGGAATAGTATATCACAACAAGGTATATATTCCGGAAACGGTAACGCTGTAAATTCTCCAATTACTGGTGCTGCTGTTTGGATTGATGCCATTGTAATGGCTTCCAATGGAAATATAAGCTATTTAAATTTACTTGCCGTTTCGACAACAGGGATATTGCTTTGTCGTAGAATGTCTAAAGGTACTTGGGAAAACTGGAACATTATAAAATAGTAACTCCTCAATAAGGCTTTGTAGAGTGATTTTTGGCGAAAATACATTTTCCTCTGAATTAAAAGGAAAAACATACAAAGCTATTATTGGATTTTTCTATAAACCATCTGATAATCCATTTTCTTTTAATAACGGGTATTTTATTGCTTTTCAATCTACATATCTGCAAGAAGAAAATATGTTTGTTATCATTGGATTTGGTTTCAATGGAACTATTGAAAATAAATTTCTTGCTCTTAAATAGTAACTCCCGTTTTGGTGTGACTGTCCCCAATAATGTATCCATTATCAATAATATATCAATAAAAGTTGGTCGTGTTGTGTACGTTGCTGTCAAAATAAAGATTACAGGAGTTTTAGATTCCGAAGAAATTTTAAAGTTCTCAAGCAATGCAACAAATAGCTCAACAATTTTTGTAATCGGAAAAGGTACTGAATGGAATATTAATGACATTGTTTATGGATACCTTGGTGGGAATTCTGTTGTTGTTAGCAATAAAAATGTTGTGTCAATCGGAGATTATTTACATATCAACACTGTAATCATATTGTAACGCATACAAAATAGTAAAAAAACCATAGAAATAATCAACATATCAAAAAGAGCGAATATTTCAAAAACCGGAGAGCTTGTATACAGTGGATTAGAATTTACCGTCCCAAAAGGAAACATTTTTATTGTGCAAATAAAAGCCTATTATCAGCAATCAAAACCTTCGCAGATTGCTGTAACGAATTCAAAAACCGAATGCACAGATAATACAGTAATTGATAAGGCAGAAAGAGATCCTGCTATAGTAACATGCGTTCCTCCTATAAATAACACAGACAGTACATATTATGTATGGGTAAACTATAGTAAGGCAGGAATGAACGAAGTTAATGCAAGAGGAATTTCTTTAAAATAGCAAGGCTCAAAAAACTGATGGAGAATATAACAACGAAACGTTTGCGACAACATGGATATGATGGACGGTGTATTGGAAGCTACAAAAGTATATTCTATATGCGGCCCAGAACTCCTGTTTAATTGGTTTGTGAACAGTACCTCTTACATGGCAAAATAGCACTGTAGGAGGTGCTTTTTATATGACAAAAATTGACCAGATCCAGAATCAAATACTGGAAAAGATGGCAGAAACACTAAGTAATGAACAACTGCAGAAGTTGGAGAATGTAATGGCAATCGAATTCCATGGAATCGAGGTACAGGAAGAGTGCACACAGCTTGTAACAAGCGAGCTGCGATGGCAAAAGATCCTGAACACATTCCTGGCCAGTAAGAGAATCGAGAACTGCAGTCTTGGCACATTGGACAGATACAAAGAATGTGTGACCAAATTGATCACATCATTGAATAAACGTCTGCAGGACATCACAACCAATGATATTCGGTATTATTTGGCAATGTACCAGGAAACAAGAAAGATATCAATATCGTACATGGATACGATCAGACGGTATCTGAGCAGCTTCTTTGCATGGATATCGGATGAAGGATACATCAACATCAATCCTATGCGGCGTCTTAAGAAAATCAAGGTACCACAGAAGATTAAGAAACCTTTTACACCGGCAGAGCGCGAGCATTTGCGTTGCTCTGCACGGTGCCAGAGGGATATCGCAATCATGGAGTTTTTATACAGTACAGCAGCCAGAATAGGTGAAGTGGTACGGCTGGATAGGAGAGATATTGATTGGAACAGAAACGAGATTATCATCTACGGAGAGAAGGGCAAGAAAGAGAGGAAAGTGTATCTCACAGATGAATGCGCATATCATCTGAGAAAATACCTGTTATCCAGGAATGACGCGAATCCGGCATTGTTTGTGAGTTCTAAACAACCACATACAAGATTAGGCAAGCAGGCTATACAGTCTATGCTCCGGACACTCGGACAGAAGACTGATATTCATGCTCATCCACACAAGTTCCGAAGAACATTGCTGACCGATGCCGGTAATCGAGGTATTCCACTGCAAGAAATCCAGCATTATGCAGGACACGAAAAACCAGATACGACCATGATGTATGTTACAGTATCAGAAGAAAATGTACGGGCATCATTCCGAAGATACATAGCCTGATCTGGATGGATTCATATGAATTTTCGAAGCTGGCAGAGATGGCAGCTTATTGAGTATGCACTTTTGCAGAAGATTTCGGAAGAGAAGGCGGTAGAGAATGGAAAGGCACTCCCGCAGACTAAACAGGAGGTGGCAAAATTATTTTACTTCAATCTTCCATTTCAACTCATCGTTAGTTATGAATTTAATTGTATTTTCTCCATCTGTAAAAAAACACAAACTTGTTCTTAAATTATTTTTATCGAAAAAATCCAAATAAATATTTTTTAAACCATCTTGTCCAGAACGAAATGCTACTCGGCTTATATTTCCGGAAATTCTGGTTTTACTATTTTATATTTCATAAATCTTTAAACCAACTTGAATATAACGATTGTACATCCACCAGATAAGCTAATCTTATATTGAAATGAAATGTTTCTCTCAGTATATTTCATTTCAATGGTGCTGTCGTAATCCACACCTTTAACAAGCGTTTCGATAAAAGAACCGTCCTGTGCCTGAATATTAACTATAGATAATGAACTTATCTTGTATCCTCCACTACGATACGTTGAAACTAGATAAAGTCCCGGAACAAGAGGAACAGTAACTAGTCCATTGGTGATCATACCTTTATAAAAGGGTTTTAACCGGTTACTATTTTATTGCTGAAAAATCCATGCTAAAGGGCATCCACATCGGATGTCTTTTATTGTGCATTTTTCGAAAGGAGGGAAATGCTTTGAAATTTATAAAAGAAATTACACTGTTTGCTCCATCTGGTACACTGAAAAGATTTCAAGGCTTGGAAACAAGCTTCAAAGTCGAACAGGGCAAGATCAGTGCTCTGATATCTGAGAGCGAACTGATAGAACTGCAGAACGGCAACAAGACCATGTACAGCCGGATGGCATCCACGGAGCAGACCGTAAAAGGCCTCAATCAGAAGTATACAGATGTAACCGGAAAATATGATGCAGTAAGTAAACAATATACTTCTCTGGACACAAAGGTCGGTGAATATAAATCTGCAGTAGATGGATTTTCAGGGGAACTACAGCAGTTGTCTACAACGATTAATGATGACTATAGCACCACCAAATCAATGCAAACTTATGTAAAAACACAGGTAGATGGATTAAGCACTGCGGTATCAGAAACTTATGTTAAGACTGATACGCTTAGTGGATATTCGACCACAGAGCAAACGAAGAGCATGATTGACCAGAAGACTGATCAAATCAAACTAGATGTGCGTGAAAAAATATATGGTACTAATTATTGTAAAAATGGAACATTTGAAACATTTACTGGCTGGGTTGCATATGCCGACAAAAAACCTCGTACAACTCACTTAGGAAAAACATGTGCTTATCTGGTTTCTGGGAATTCAATTTGGATGAATTATGATTATACGGTTGATGCAGATGAATCTAATACGATAATATTTGAGGCTGCTAGTCCTGAAAAGGTTGCACTAAATATAAAAATTGACGATACTACAATCAAAACATTTTATTCATCGGAAATGTCTGAGGAATGGAAAGAATTTTCAGTTGATGTAATACTGAAAAAAGGAAAACATACCATTCAATTTGTGACATCTTCTAACGCATCTGTTCTTTATGTAACAAATGTTCAGATAAAGCAGGATATCATAGAATCAACACATAGCCAGATAAATATCCTTCAGAGTTCTATTGAATCTAAAGTATCTAAGAATGGAATCATTTCATCAATCAATCAGTCTTCTGAAAAGGTTTCTATTAGTGCAAACAAAATCAATTTTAATGGACTGGTTACGGCAAATAATTATTTTCAGATTCTCACAGACGGTTCATTCGTGGCTACATATGGAACTCTGGGTGGCTGGACAGTTAAAGACGGGATTATAAAATCTAATGATCAGAAGATAGTTTTAGATCCGACAAATAACAGGATATATTTTGATGATGATGGTGATTTCGTGACTGAGCTGTCACCAGACGGAACAAGGACCAACTTTCTGACCGTTGATGGTGGCATTGTTGGAGGAGACGCTGCATTGCTTATCAGTGCAGCGTCTTCATCCCGTATTCAGTTTTATGATTCTTTTTCAGACGATGGCGAAGATGAAATCAAACTCCAAGGAAACCTAGAAGTCCGTGGAACCAAATCACGCGTAGCCCGAACGGAGAATTACTCTGATCGGCTATTGTACTGCTACGAAACTCCGACACCAATGTTTGGAGATCTTGGCTGTGGGAAGACCAATGATAGAGGAATTGCGATTGTTGATATAGATCCGGCATTTTCGGAAACAATAAATTCCGGAATTGAATACCAGGTATTTCTACAGAAGGAAGGAGATGGTGATATATGGGTAGCGGAAAAGGAAGAAAGTTATTTTACAGTCAGGGGGACACCGAATTTAAAGTTTTCCTGGGAGGTTAAGTGTATCCAGAAAAGCTTTGAACACTTGCGACTAGACGAGAAAGAAGTACAGGAAGCAGCGCAGAAAGATGCCAGAGATGCCCAGAAGGACTATAACATTATTATCGACACGATTGTCGAAGACTACGACAAAGAAATGGAGGAATTGATCAATGAAAGTAATTAAGATTATCAGCATCATCAATCAGGGTGGAGAATATTCCATTACTACTACTTATAACGAGGTAGATGACAATGGTGCTATTGTAAAAAGAAATGTAAAAGCACCAACATTTTATGCTGTAGGTGATATGCTTAATCACGTAAAAGCAATAGAAGATCAGACAAAAGAACGAATTTGAGGACAATATATGGAGAGAATCAGAGCGGAGCCGTGAGGCTCTATTTATTTTACTTAAAATTGCGCCGGCGCAACCGGAGAAAGTGTGAAAAAGTGAAAGAAATACTCATGCAGACATATACTATTGTATTACCGGCCCTGTTGGGATATATTGTATGGCTTTTGAAGAATCAGAAAAAAGACAGGGATGCCAACAGTAAAGGTACAATGCTCCTGCTCCGTACACAGCTGATCGAGTATCATGCGAAATATATGCAGCTGGGTGACATCCCATCATATGCATATCAGAATTTCTGTGAGATGTATGATGCATATCATGCACTGGGCGGGAACGGGATGGTAACAAAAATGAAACAGGAAATTGAAGAATTGCATATCAAGCGAAAAGGAGAATGAATATGGATATTAACGTAATGATGCAGTATGTAACCTATGGACTGGCACTGATCGGAGTGCTTGCATTTCTGGTATCGATTATCGTGCAGGTAATTAAGGAGATGCCTGGGATCAATAAGACTCCAACGAGTATTGTGGCGCTGGTCACATCGCTGATTCTCTGCCCGGTAGCACTGGTCATCTTATGTACATACTATAAGGTGGTTGTTGTCTGGTATTATATTGTAGCTTCTATAGTTGGTGCATTTATTGTATATCTTGTAGCAACCGGCGGATGGGAGCGGGTAAAAGAAATCTGGGACAGAACAAAATACAAAGATTCAGAGGGCGAGTGATCGTCCTCTTTTTAGTGGAGGAATACAAATGCTAAAGATTATGGGACGGGCTGCAGCTACCGTAACGCAGATGCAGACCTATATCAAAAAAGTTAATCCAAAGGTGTCCGATTCGGTCATCAAGATGATTCCACTCTATATCTCCGAAGGAGCAATCGAGGGAGTGAGAGGCGATATCGCATTCGCTCAGAGTTGCCTGGAAACCGGTAACTTCACATTCTCAGGTTCGGCAGTGACGTTGGATCAGAACAACTTCTGCGGTATGGGTGTGACTAGGAATGGAGTAAAAGGCAATAGCTTCAAAACTCCACAGTTAGGTATCCGGGCACAGATCCAGCACCTGCAGGCATATGGATCTATTGGCCGGCTGAAACAGACTGTAGTGGATCCACGATACACTTATGTGATCAGAGGCTGCGCAGAGTATGTCGAGTACTTGGGAATCCAGGAGAACCCTAAACACCAGGGATGGGCTGCCGGAAAAGATTATGGAAAGAAGATCATTGCTATTCTGAATAGCATCTTATCAGTTACAAGTGAACAGGAAGTTACAGAAAAGGAGAACACAATGAATATCAACACAAGTTTAATCAGTAACAATAACAGCTACGCAGGTCAGACTCCAAAATACATTGTAATTCATAACACAGACAATTATTCTAAGGGAGCCAATGCAAAGGCACATGCTAAAGCTCAGCATGATGGCAATTTCAAGGGCTATTCCGCCCATGTATTTGTTGATGACGCAGAAGCATACCAGGCCCTTCCGTATGACAGAGGCGCTTGGCACGTTGGAGTTAACTATGGCGGCCGTCTGTTCGGAACAGTAAATAACCATAATTCTATCGGAATCGAAATGTGTGTACAGTCTGGTTACAATTACGAAAAGGCATTCCAGAACACAGTGGCAGTGTGCAAGCAGATCATGAAGCGGTTCAACATTCCAGCCGAAAGAGTGCTGCAGCATTATGACGTATGTGCCAAGAATTGCCCGTCTGCGATTCGAGCTAAAGGTGATTGGAACCGGTTTAAGCAGCTGATCGGAGCCGAGACTACAGCCGTAACTGTAGATAAATATTATCGTACAAGAAAGACATGGGAAGACAGCAAAAGCCAGATTGGAGCATACAAGATTCTGGAAAATGCCAAGAAAGAATGGAAAGAAGGATATACAATCTACGACTGGAACGGAAAAGCAGTATATCCGGAGAATCAGACTAAACAGAAAGCAGATCTTACTGCAGAGCTGAAAGTTCAGCTCCCTGTTATCCAAGAAGGTTCCACTGGGGCAGCAGTTCTTGCTCTGCAGGCGGTACTTAAAACATCTGTTAATGGAGTGTTCGGAAGTAGTACAAAAGAATCATTGAAGAACTTCCAGAAGAATGTGAAACTTGATGTAGATGGATGCTGTGGAAAGAATACCTGGAGTAAGATCGTAGATCATATGAAAGAGAATACTTTCAAGTCTTAATATAATAAGAAGAAATCCCGGCAGGTACCCACTGCCGGGAGGATATTGTATCATCTGATTTGTCCACGTTTTGTCTACCGTGGATAGAAAACGATATAATATAATAGGTAATTACACAATACAAAAATAAATGTAAAACACTGATAAATGTTGATTTTAAAGGCTTCTTAGATTACAATAAGAAACCATAGGAAGTAGGAGAAAGCAACCAGCCTCTTTATGAAGTACATGGAAACGCTTGAATATTGATCGCACGTCGATATGAAAATTTTGTGAATTCAATAAAAATGCTTGCATTCCAGCATAATATATGTTACAACATTGTTACGAAATGTTAATAAACTATACCGCAGGATGCAATGAAATGCTGCCGGGATTCTGGCAGCATTTTTTATGGAGTCCAGAGAGACATATTTGTTTTAGGCAGTTGCAGCACTTTTGGACCGGATATAGATAGAGGAGGATATT